CTAACGAACCAGCCAGACCAGCATCAGGATAATCGCGACTAACAGTATCCACAGCGCGGGACGCGTTGCCATATTTTGCAACGTGTCCATCATCGGTGGAAAAGGATTAAGCAGCGGTTGCATATCACGCGGATCAATCCCTTTAACCCGCCGTTGATAAAGCTGATTAAGAATATCCTCGGCCTGGGCAGAAGAAAGCGATGATTGCGCAGAAAGGCCATATTTTTGCTGGATATATGCCGATAACGCCGCCAGTTCACTGGCATCTAAAGGTTGTTTTAGCGCCATCTGTAGTGATTCCAGCGTCGGCGTATTTTGCTGGCTTAACGTCTGGCGCGCCTGCAACCAGGTCACCAGATGGTTAAACAGTTTCGCTGGAATTAACTCGCCATCTTTCACCCCGGAAAGTTCCAGCATCGATTGCCAGATCTGTTTGCTGGGTTCCCCCGTTGCCGCCGCAAGTTTGGTCACCAGCTGTTTTAGCGCATTGTGCTCCGCCGGTAATAAAGGACGGTCGGTCGCCTCGCGCTGCTGTGGTTGCGGAATAACCATCTTCCCTTCCTGCAACAGGGTGAGAATGGTTTTTAATTGCTCCGGTGAGAGCTGATTCAGCGGCGTCTGACCAAAGTTATGACGGATATAATCCGTGACCGCCTGACGATTATTCCCCAGACGTAAATACTCCCCTAATTGCGCTAAAAGCTGGCGGGCAGAATGGCTTTTTTGCGCGGCCAGCAGACGTTGCGCCAGATTATGCTCAGCGGCAGGGAAGTGACGCGAAAGCAGCGGTGAATCTCCCGACAGACCAATATCGTGCCTGATACCCGCCCACAGTTCTGCTCTTTGTTGTTGCGTCAGTGAGGTCACTTTCGTCATTAAGCTTTCCAGCGAAGTACGTTGCTGACTGGATAAAGGCTGATTGCCCGCGCCAGACGGCAGGTTATCTCCCTGACCTGGTGGTTGCCCAGGAGGAGGGCCGGAAATAGGTTGTATCATTACGTATCCTTATACCTGAAATCTTCGCAAGTATGCCTGGCCGCGAGATTATGGCACACTTGTCCGGTTAACTCTCGTCTCATACAGGTAACACAAACGTGAAAATCCTTGTTGATGAATGAAAAAAATTAGTTAACATTGTGATTTGAAAGGATTTTCATCGCTCTGTGTCCACGCAGTGACCACATCTTCGAAATGTGAATACAAAAAAGCCCGCAGTTTTTACGCTGCGGGCTTTGTTTTTCTTTGTGACTTGCGTGTGAGGGTGCTACTTTCGGCTTTACCCTGGCAACCGATTGACGGGGGATTACTCCCCCGTCGCGGTTTCCTTACTGTTTACACTGTAGGAACGCCGCAAACTCCGCTCCCCATATGTTCATCCGTATTTCACACAGCGAACCATGTAACATCCAGATGATGAGGATTGCCGTCACGCAGAACGTGATGGCCATAAGCGATTTTTGCGACATAGCGCTTGCTCCTTTGTTGGAGAGGCGCTAACCTATCACTTGCTTATGGTAGATGGTTAGGGCCTCGGGTTAACGTTTAGTTGACTCGGGGCCTTTCCACATCCGGCCTTCAGGTAATCCTTCCAGCCGTCAGCCGAAAGGCACCCGCGCGTAATGTACAGTTTTTGACTGGGAGGCGCAATCGCCCAGGGGAAGGCTGAGTTGATCCCTCCCCCGGTGACATGCTTTGAAGGCGTCTGCGGGAATAATTCCCCGTTCTTCGGTGGGTTGCGGACGGCATACGGTTCTCACGACAAACTCGTGAGTCACAAAGGTTGCGCTGCATTCAATGTTGTTGCACTGATAGTATTTCTCCCTGATTGTTCCTGTGTCGTTGGCGTTGCGGCTTGTTCTGGTGCGGGTGCTTGCTCCGCAGTATGGGCAAGGATGCATGATGGTCCCCCTGGCTGAAACGGGGTGGGCTCGCGCTCATTCTAGCCAGTCGTGTTACTCTCTGCTATCCAGTCTGCGATTTTTGCTTCCAGCTCCAGTCTGGTGGTGAAGCCGCTGTCGTCGATGACGTGTTCAATGCGCGAAATAATCCAGTCCTGATTGTCAATGTCGCTCTTGAACCCGGATACCGTGCCGTGCATCTCCGGATACAGGTCGGCGCGTCCGCGCGCCAGCGTGATGCTGAATTCCGCTGCGCCCCGCTGAAGTTGCTGCCAGCGTGCGGCAGCTGCGCGACGCGCGGCCTCTTCGTTCGGGTAGGTTCTTCTCAGCACATACACGTTGCCTTCTGCGCCTTCCATGTATCCGCCCTCCCGTGAACTGCTTTTCTCCGGCTTCTGCGTGGTTTGCGCGTTTCGCTTTTTCACGTTCACGGCCTTCTTCTGACCGAACTTTAAATCCAGCCAGTAAGCCTTCACCCCGGTGTAGGCCTGTCTGTCAGCAATGCGGAACCGGTGGCTGTCGCCATCCGAACGGGTCAGGGAGAAAGAGGGGAGGGCGTGACCGCTGGCCGTCACACCACCACCCGGCAGAATGAACAGCAGGCACCCGTTTTTTACGGTGGCTATTGCACCCAGCATGTCAGCCATGCGCGTTAGGAATGACATATCACTTTCCTCTGTCTGGTCGGCATGGTCGATTTCGATGTTCATCAACATTTCGCTGATTTGGGCTTTCAGTCCGTAACGGTGGGCGATGGCAGACACCACACGCTCAACGGTCACGTCATGCCATGAGACTTCGCGTTTTACGTTAAACTCTTCGCGAAAATCCGCGCTGTTCGCGGAGATGGTCAGCTTATCCGGTGGCCCGTCGTGCGCGACTTCATCCACAACGAACGTCCCTTTGTGTGTGAGGCTTTCACCTTTCCATCCCAGAGACAGAGATAATCTTGTTCCACGTTCCGGAAGTACCACCTCGCCGTCGGCGTCGTCGATTTCCAGCGTCACCCTGTCAGCCTCAAAACCCCTGTTGTCTGTCATGGTGAGGCTCATGATGCGCTGCGTGATGTTCTTCAGGCTGGCATCTTTTCCTTCCAGTGTGATAGTGAAGTCCGGTACCCTCACTGTGTCTTCCGCTGCATCCAGTGCGCTGTTGATGTGATGTGTTACTGATTCAGTGATACTCATGATGCCCCTCCCGTGTGCGTATCATCCCACGCGTACCCTGTCGTTTCTGTCCGGCTATGTTGTAAAAAAATCCCCACAACCCGCATCACGTGAAGGCTGCGCGCCAGTAGTGGATTATTCAGGCGAGCTTAAACATAACTGATGGTGAATCGTATGGCTGAAACGCGATTTCACGGTGTGCGCGTCAGGGAAAACACCGATCTGGTGACGGCAATTAATGACGTTGATTCCAGTGTCATTGGGATTATTGCTGTTGCAGATGATGCTGATGAAGAGCAGTTCCCGCTTGACACGCCGGTGCTGTTAACACGAGTCAATAATGTTCTGGGTAAGGCTGGCACAAAGGGGACGCTCTACAAATCTCTTAAGGCTATCTCCGATCAGGTCAGCACGCGCGTTATCGTCGTGCGTGTCGCTGAAGCCAAAGAGGAGGAAGACACCGAGGGAGGGAAGAATCAGGACCAGCTTGTTATTGGTACCGTGGAGGCTGATGGCAGTTACACGGGGATGCAGGCTCTTCTGGTTGCTGAACAGATGGAAGGGATTGGCTGTCGTCCGCGTATCCTGGCGGCACCCGGTCTTGAGTCCGAGGCCGTTACGGCGGCACTGGTGACGATTGCGGGCAAAATGCGCGCTTTTGCGTATTCCGGCTGCCCGGCATGTACAAAACCGTCCGATGCCATTGCATTCCGCAAAAAGATTTCCGGGCGTGAAATCATGCTTCTGTGGCCTGATTTCACGGCGTTCAACCCTGCATCCGGTAAAAGCGAAACTTTCCCGGCTGCGGCGTATGCGTGCGGTCTTCGTGCCCGAATCGACCACGAACAGGGCTGGCATCGCTCTCTTTCAAACATCCCTGTGAAGAATGTTCTCGGGATCTCTGCGTCGGTTTCCTGGTCGCTTCAGGATGAAAACAGCGATGCCAACACGCTGAACAGCAGTGAGGTGACGACGATTATTCACCAGGGTGACGGCTCCTTCCGTTTCTGGGGGAACCGTACGCCGGAAACGGCGGAGTATATCTTTGAGGTGTACACCCGTACGGCGCAACAACTGGCTGACGGTATCGCAGAGGCACAGCTTCAGGTGGTGGATTCACCGTTGACGCCAGCCAACGCGAAGGATGCGGTAAGCGCTATCAAGGCAAAACTGGATGCGCTGGTCACGGCCGGAAAACTTATCGGGGCGGAATGCTGGTTCGATATCATCGACAACGACACAACCAGCCTTCGTCAGGGTATTGTGCGTATTCGCTACAAATACACCCCTGTTCCGCCTATGGAGTGCATGGAACTCTATCAGACGTTTACTGACGAGTTCTTCAGTTCTGCTTTTGCATCTCTGGGAGGGGGTAACTGATGGCCGTGCCAAAAAAACTTCGTGTGTTTACCGTCTTTGTGGACGGTGACAACAAGCTGGGTAAGGTGACCTCCTTCACTCCGCCCAAGCTGACCCGCAAGACTGAAGCGTATCGCGGTGCGGGTATGCCAGGCTCTGCGGCGGTGGATCTCGGGCTTGATGACGGTGCGCTGGATCTCTCCTTTGCGGTTGGCGGCGTGGACCGTCACATCTTTGCCAAATATGCCGCAGGCATTGATGCGGTACGTGTGCGCTTCTCGGGTGAATACTATTCCGAAGAGGGTATTGAGTACGTCGATATTGAAGCCCGTGGGCGCATTGTCGAAATCGACAAGGGCGAAGCCAAACAGGGTGAGGATACCGAACATACCTACGCGATGAAATGCACCTGGTACAAGCTCAGCGTTGATAACAGCGATGTTATTGAAATCGACGTGCTGAACTTCATCTGGCGCGTTGATGGCAAGGATGTGTTGCCTGACCGCACCCGCTCCATGCTGGGGCTTGGCTGATTAACTGACTGACGGCGGTCGTGTGGCCGCCAGGAGAATTTCACAATGTCAAAAAAACAAAACGAAATGCCGGTTGTCGGTGCTGATAACGTCGACGACTTCGATGCTGCTGATGGTAATGAGGTTGCCTATAACGGTGAGCTCATTGAATTAACAAACCCGGTCATCCGTGGCGAACAGATTATTACACATGTGAAGATTGGCGAGCGTGCCCGTCAGAGTGGTTCGCTGCGTGGTCTGTCTCTGGCTCACCTGTACAGCCTGAACTTTAACGCGATGTGCGTTTATCTCGCTCGTGTTACAGAGCCCCGCCTTACTGAAGCGGAACTGTCGACCATGCGCACGGAGGATTTCGGGGCGCTTTCCACGGCGGCAACGTATTTTTTCTCGCCGAAGGCCTTGCCCGGCAAGAAAAAGACGAATACAGGTGTGATGTAATTCGTCTCCTGTTTGACGATATCGAAGAGCTTGTCGCTGATATCGCTGTTGTCTTTAACTGGTCGCCCGCAGAGATATTCGGTATGAGTCCTGGTGAGGTTGTTGCCTGGCGAGAGCGGGCGGCTGCCAGAACCGGGAATCATAACGATGAGTAATAATCTCCAGATACGTGTAGCCCTCACTGCGGTCGACCGTCTCACCCAACCTGTCAGGCGCGCCCGGGAAATGACCGGCGCGCTTTCTGAATCCCTTTCGTCCACACAGAACGCGCTTAAGTCACTCCAGCGAAGCAGTGATGCGTTTTCCCGTGCCCGTCAGCAGGTCGCTTCGACTGAAAACAGTCTGAATGATGCGCGTGCGCGACTTCAGCGCCTTCAGGAAGCACAGCGCACCGGCACAGCACTGACGGAAAAGCAGCAGGAAACTCTCAGGGCGCTGACCGCAAAGGTTGAGCGCCTTAATACTGTGTACTCCCTTCACCAGTCCCGATTACGGGAGGCCGGTCGCGAACTGGAAGCTCACGGCATACGGGCTGACGGAAGTAACCGCGCTGTGGAGGAAGCAATCAGGCGAACGCAGGAATACAACGATCAGCTTGAACGCCAGCAGGCTCAGCTTGCGCGCGTCACGCAGGCACAGCAACGTTACGATCGTGTTCAGGATATCGCCGGTAAACTCAGCCAGCGCGGAGCGGTTGCCATGGCGGCGGGCAGTGCTGGTCTGTACGCCGCCGGACATGCGGTTGCGCCTGTTGTTGAAGAGCAACGGCAGGGCGCGCTTATTGCGGCACAGAGTGGCGGCAGTGCGGAGGACGGGCAGCGCTACAGCCGGATGATTCAGAATATCCGGGCGTCAGGTGTCGCAACGGATATCGCAATGATTTCAGAGGCGGCAGCTGCGACGCAAAGCACGCTTGGCGCACTGGGTACGGTGGGGACTGAAGAGCTCGAACGGGTGACACGTCAGGCGCTGGATCTTGCTCAGGTCACCGGCGGTAGTGTGGCTGAACAGGTTCAGGCTGCCGGAATCATGCTGAAAAACGGGCTTGCCGCAAATGCCGGGGAGGCGGTCGACCTGATGGCGGCAGGGATGCAGAAAATGTCTGCCGAAATGCGCGCTGAACTTCCTGAAATTCTGCATGAGTATTCCACGCACTTCCGCAATATGGGGCTTTCCGGCTCTGAAACCATGACGCTGCTTGTCAGCATGGCACAGCAGGGAAAATTCGCCCTGGATAAAACCGGCGATGCCGTCAAGGAATTCAGTATTCGCGGCTCGGATATGTCCAAAGCAAGCGTTGAGGCCTATGAGCTGATTGGCCTTAACGCTGAAAGAATGTCGTCAGCGATTGCCAGCGGAGGCGCAGCTGCACGCGAGGCAATGCAGCGAACGGCTGCCGGGCTGCTGAAGATTCAGGATCCGGCAGAACGGGCTAATGCGGCGATAGCGCTGTTCGGCACACCCATTGAAGATCTTGCCGTTGACCAGATCCCGGATTTTCTCCGCTCGCTGGCAACGGTATCAGACCGTATGGGACAGGTTCAGGGAACCGCCCGGCGAATGGGGGATGTCCTGCGGGATAACCTCGGCGGTGATGCCGATCGTCTGTCTGGCGTCTTCTCCGGTATACGCAGTGATGTTGTGTCGCTGGTTACTGATGATATCCGCGAGCTTGTACAGGCTGTTGCTTCTGTGGGCGAACGTTTCAGGTCGTGGATTCAGGAAAACCCACAGCTTGTACGCACACTGACCCTTACCGTGGGGGGCGTGCTTGCGGCCACAACGGCCATAGGCGCGCTGTCTGTCGGTGGTGGATTGCTGACGGGGGTTTTTGCAAAACTTCAGCTTGGCTCTGCGCTTCTTGGTGGCGGACTTTCCTCCGTTGCAACCGGCGTCAGTGGTCTTGTCCTTCGCCTGTCCGGACTTCCGGCACTGTGGGGGATGGTATCCGGTGCGTTTTCGGTGCTGGGCGGGGCGCTTGCCGGTCTTCTCAGTCCTGTTGGTCTCGTGATTGCTGCCCTTGCCGGTGGGGCGCTGCTCATATGGCGTCACTGGGAACAGGTTAAGGCCTTCATGCTCGGCACATTCCGGGCGCTGTGGGCTGGCCTTGCGCCTGTTCGTGAAAGTATTGCTCAGTTTGCGCCGCTGTTTGATCTGGTATCGGGTGCGGTGTCCACGGTGTTCGACTGGTTTACCCGGTTGCTCACGCCGGTTCAGGCCAGTAATGAATCTCTTGAACGGTGTACATCGGCCGGGGAAACTTTTGGTCGCGTGCTCAGCGGGGCGATATCGCTTGCGCTTACTCCTCTTCAGGCTCTGATGGACGGCCTGGCATGGGTGCTGGAAAAACTCGGCGTGCTCCCCTCTGAAGTTGAGCGGGCGAAAAATCGTGCTGAGGCAGTTGCAAAGGCTCCGGTTATGTGGGAGTGGGACCCTGTTCAGAAAAAAATGGTTCAGAAGGCATGGTCCCCCAGTATGGCTGAATCTGCCACCAGTGATAACGCAGGGAAGGGCAAACCGGTGGCTGGCGGTAATACGGGGGGCGTGGATCCCAAAGGTGGTAATCCTCCGGGAATAAATGACGGTACCAGTGGCGTTCTTCGCAGGCTCAAGGGTATCGAAGGCAATACGTCGGGTATGCTTCAGGAAGCCCGTAAGCGTATCGGCCCCGGCGATATCGTGTTTAAAAATCTCCCCCGCGCGCTGGCCGTTCGTGGGCAGTGGAATGAACCGACTGTTGCCCCCGTACTTCCGCCTGTGCCAGCGCTTTCACCCGTGTCTCCGGTTGTTTCCCCGGATACTTCCCGTCCTGTGGAGGTTAAGCAGTGGGCACCGGTTTCTCCATCATCGGGTGCTGCATCGCGTGCATCTGCTCCTGCGCCGTCGCCTGTGTTTGATGGGGAAATTCACGTTCACCTTCATAACGTGGTTACGCAGAATCCGCGCGACCTTGCCAGAATGGTGGGGGAGGCGGTACGGGAAGAAATTCGCAGACAAGTCGGCGGTATGAACAGCTTCCGCGATCGTGATTAGGAGTGATGGTTATGATGATGATTTACGGCATGTTTGTTTTTCAGTTAAGCACGCTGCCACACCAGCAGATACAGCAGTCCCGTAACTGGCGTCATGTGAAGAACGAGCGGATCAACCGCTCGGCAAGCTGGCAGTATATCGGTGCGGGGGACGATACCATCACGCTTTCCGGTCTTCTCTACCCGGAAATAACAGGCGGTGAAGTCTCGCTCACGGCGCTGACAACTCAGGCGTATGCGGGGCGTCCCTGGCCGCTGATTGATGGTGTTGGTCAGATTTACGGTATGTACGTTATCACCGCGCTGAATACCACGCGCTCAGAGCTTGATCGCTATGGCAAGGCCCGGAAGATTGAGTTTACGGTGACCTTTGAGCGTGTGAATGAAGATTTGCGTGAGCGCCTTCAGTCTTCATCTCTGGGGGATCTGACAAATAATATCAAGTCCGGCGTCAGCTCTGCACTGACACTGGTAAGATAATAAAAACGCCCGTCAGTCGGGCGTTTTAACTTTCACTCGTCGTCACCTTCTGCGGTGTCTGTTTTCCATCCCACCGGGTATGCCATGATTTCTCCGGGGTCCTGTAATTCCTCTATGGCTTTTTTCATTTCCCGTTGCCGGATATGTATTTCCATTCCTTTGGTAAACATTGCAGCAGATGCAGCATTGCTCAGTGCGATCAATTCATCTGCGGTAACCGGGATATCGTTGTTATCGGCATCCGTCCAGAAAAATCCCTCCGGTAATAACCCGGACTTTGCGGCTGCCACTGATGGTTCCAGTCGGGACTGGGTTTCTTTTCCGTAATCCCAGTTGCGGCCATTGAACGTGAAAACGTAATTTGCAGATTCCATGGCGTTACGCCATTCGTTTATCTCGTTATTTTTTATACTGATTGCCAGACTGCGATCTTCTTTCCATTCGCCATCAATAAACTTTCCTGCGGCTGTTGGCGGGGCCACGGTTGTTGTGTTTTCAGGCAGCGGTCCGATTTCAGTTATTGTGATTTCATTCCCGGATGTTGTCTCCCACACCACTTTCCCCCGGTGATCTTCGGCGAGTTCCCAGCGCTGGCGAACCTCATCAAAAAGTGCCGCGAACCCTTCCGGGATATGTGGCGGTTCGGTAGTTGTGCAACCAGCGGGCAGCCCGGTATGCGGTGGAATATATACGTCGCTTTCGCCGGTCAGTTCGCTGGTTTCCGGGTGAATATGAAATACCCGTAGCGTTCTGGCTTCGTCTTTCATTGTAAAGGTCATTATGCAAGCCTCACGATGTAGTTAAACGCAATATTTTTCACGGTGTTTTCTGTGTTGCCTGTGGCGTTAACGGTCACGCCGTGCCCGTGTGAGCCCAGTGCCACGGTGTGGGTGTGACTGGGCATAGTTACAGTAATTGTTGACCCACTTCCTGGACCGTACGCCGTCCAGTCTCCGCTACCTTCAGGGGATGCTGTCCCCTGTATTACTGATGCGGTGCCTGATCCTGAGCCTGATGAACTGGTCGTTTTCGACCCCAGATCGGTATTTGATACGCTGGCCGTATGGGTATGCGATTTAATACCGTCCTGCTCCTGTGATAATACCGCCCGACCGCTGGCTGGTTTCCCTTTGATTGTCCATCCCCGCATATCAGGCAGTTTTCCTGACGGGTAGGCGATGGCAAGTTTCGGGTATTTTGCCTTGTCGAAGGTTTGCCCCTGCATAATGGCATAGCCTGAAGGCGGGGTGTCTGATGGCCATGGTAAGGGAACCCCCGGAGGGAATGCCTCTATATTGGCGGTGCCATCAAACGTGACGCCGTTAATCTTACGCCCGGTTTTTAATTTTGTTGCAGTGGAGGCGTTGCCGGATAATTCACCTGAAAGGCCAGCACTGAATGTCTGTTTCGCGCCCCATGTCTGGGCTTCGTCAATGATTGGTACTCGTCTTGTTGTGATCGTGCGGCTTCCCGGATTTCCTGAAATACGCACCATAAAAAAGCGGTAATTCGCTTTACTCACAGTGCTGCGCCATACATGCATTGAGCGCCCCGTACCGGAATCATCACTCGGACCAACCGCGATGTTTATCAGGTTGCCATCAATGACGCCCCAGTCCATACCGTCGGGAATGTTGGTCATGTTATCAAGCCGCACGGTTATCAGACTGCCCGGCACAAAGTCGTAGGTCTGCCAGTCCAGACTGGATAGTTTTGCCACTGCGCCACCGATGCCCAGATTCTGCGGCAGGCTGAACGAGTTATAGATTTCCCGCCATTCTGTCCAGGCTTCACCGCTGAAGGTTCTTTCAAAAGAACGTCCGCGTGTTAATGTCGCCGTTCCTGTGGTGGTATAGCGCTGTATAAAGGCGGTACCACTCAGTCGTTTTATGACCTCAAGGACCCCTGTCAGGTTATCCCCGTCCGTAACCGTCATAGGGCCGTTTTTGGCCTTGTTGGTCGTGCTGTAAATACCCGGCGTTTTCATGGTGTTCAGGTCGCCATCGTGCCATGCGCCGTCAGGTTGATGTCCGACGCTATTCCATTCTCCCCACTTCGGGGCAGATGCATCCCATGTTGCAGCCAGGCTGCGGATGTACATATTCCCTTTGGCTGTAGTGTACCGCTGGGTGCGTGAATAGCTGCCACCTTCCATAACCTCAAGAACGCCCTGGGCATAACTACCTTCTTCCGGGTAGTTTCTGGTGAATGAAGCATTGGCTGCGCCTGCGTTACGCCATACCCCCAGATGTTCGGTTCCCCCCAGGGTGTCAAGATCAATATCCTGACTCAGGGTTCTGCTGGTCATCTGAACGTTACGCCATGCGCTCCATGGGCCATCTTTTCCGTTCCATCTGGCGGTCAGGGTCCGGATATAAATTCCACCGTTACGGCAGGTGTATCGCTGCGTTCCGTTAAAAGCTCCTCCAGTAAAGACTTCGAGAAAGCCCACCGCACCGTCTTCCGGGAAATTTTTAGCGATCGTTGCATTGGTTGACGTTGCTTTCCCCCACGTGCCCAGAGTGGCAGCAACCGGGCCATAGGTATTCAGGTCAGCCTCTTCAGGCAGTTCTCCATTATGTTTCATGAACGTCTGACTGGTGACGCCGACGTTCTCCAGGAACGCTTCGGTGTCCGGGATGTCTTTTCCGTTCTGCGCTTTCTGAAGTGCGCCTGATGCCTGGGTGATGGTGTTCGTGAGCCCCAGATACGCGATGACGTCACTGACGGCTGCCTTTCCGAGGATGTCCCGGCCAACTTCCGTCAGTGTTGCCAGTGCCGCCTTGTCGTTTCCGGTGAAGTAAGGCAGTTTATCGGCTGCCGTGGTCAGCGCGGCAATCGCCGTCAGCGTTGCATCAAGGGGCTGTTTTCCCGCCAGTGCGTTGGTCATGGTGGCTGAAAAGTTTGGGTCATCTCCCAGCGCCTGCGCCAGCTCGTTCAGCGTATTCAGGGCGTCCGGTGATGAGTCCACTAAATTAGCGATTGCTGCCATCACGTAAGCGGTTGTCGCTATCTGGGTGTTGTTGACCCCTTTTGCTGCCGTGGGGGCAGTCGGTGTTCCGGTCAGCTTAGGGCTGTTCAGCGGGGCCTTTGTATCGTTCAGTGTTTTTACTGCTTTTGGTGTTGCAGCTTTCGCCTCACTGCTACTGTTTACCGAGCTGTCCAGTTGGGTGAAGCCTTTCTGGGTCAGTGTGGCGTCGGGATGTCGGCGCGACTGTTCATGTTCAGCGATTTTGTCATCGACGTAATCCTGTGTTGCCATGATGGTGGTGTTGTCAACGGAGATGTTTACGGCACTCACATCGCTGATGATGAGGACCATGCGGCATGTCATCGCCCTGCCGGAACCTTCAGACAGTAGCGGTTTGTAGGTTTCTGCCATGTTGGATACGGCAATCAGCGTTCCCGCCTCATCGAACAAGCCCATTTCACGCATCCAGAATCCTCCCGCTTCAGGAGGGATCACCAGTTCAGCAATGAGTTCAGCAGGGTTTTTGGGGTTGGGGCTTACTTTGTTTGGTGTGCCTCGCCATACCTCACGAATGAGCGCTTTCTGGGATGATGAAGGCGTGGGTAAGTTGCCGTCGCCATCGCCAACGGCCATGTGCGTGATGTTGATTTTTGTTCCCGGTGTGCCGGTTGCTGCGGCGATTTTTGCTGCACCGTCCTTAGTGATTACGGTTTTGAATTTTACGGTCATAGCGCTACTCCGAAGGATAAACAGTAATAATGTCGCCGTCGTAGGCGATGCCGCCTGTGTACATGTAACCCGGTACGTCCTGAATGATGTTCAGACCGATCAGATGGCGACTGACCGGACGTGCGTCGGCTACCAGGCGTTCAACTTCCCTGTACATTTCTTCGGTGATCCCGATATCCAGTACGCCGATATCCAGCCGGAATGTTCCCGGTGTTTCGTTGGTTTCCCACCATTCGGTTACCCTGATCACATAACCAAATGGCTCAACAACCCGGCGAATGGCTTTGATGGTGCCTTTATGCCGGTGAATATCCCATGAATCGCGAATGACCTGCCGTTTGGTTTCCTCCGGCCAGTTTTGATCCCATCGGTCAACCGACAGCGCCCATGCCAGATAAGGCAGCAACTGCACGGGACATGTGTCAGGATCCCAGAGATGACGAATACCGACGGGCAGCGCCATCAACCGCTCACTGCCACGCTCTGCGTTGCGTATGAATTCTGTGGCGGAAGGGGGAAGCAGAGTGTCTTTATTCATTGGTTCCCCCGGTGCTGACGGTGAATGAAGTGCAATATGCCGACTGCGTATCGCTCACGGTAATGTTCTGTTGTGGCTTCACCAGCTCCACCCGCTGAACGCCCTGCACATGCAGGACGGCCATGATGGCGGAAAGCGCAACATCGCGACCAATTTTTCTCTGCTCTCTGATCCACGCTTCCAGGTTGCTTTTGGCTGCATTCAGAATGGGCTCGGATTCCGGGCCCGGATAAAAGTAGAGTCTGGCGTCGATCTGATAGCTGATGATTTCAGCGCTCTTTACGGTAAGCCTGTCTCCCACTGGTCTGACGTCCTCCGCACTCAGTGCGGTTCTGACCTTTTCGATCAGGTCTTCGGAAGCGGTACCGTCGCCTTCTGTGGATAATACCGCCACGGTGACCTGGGCTGGGGATGGGCTTGTTGCCCTCACGTCGGCAATGCTGCCACTGACGCTTCGGGCAAAATATTCATATGCGCCTGTTGGACCGGCGACACTTAGCCCGTCAAAGGCAGACTGCGCCCGAAGACGCAGGGCGGTGTCGCTCTCCATAACGGCATCACTGGTCTCTGTTGCCGGTGTGATGACCAGGCGAGCGGTGTTCAGGTTCGCGGCAACATGATCCAGGTCTGTGGATACCGCATGGCTCAGCAGAATGGCACCCGCAGCGTCGTTAATTCTCTGACGGATAATAAGCTCACGGAAAGCCATGCTCTGGGCAATGATGTTCAGGGGTTCCGATTCCAGCATCATTGCGGCAGTGACGGCTTCCTGTATCTCTGCCGGGTAAAGGCTGACGATAAATGCCTTTGTTTCTGCCAGTATCACCTCGTAATCCAGCGTTTCGATAACGTTCGGTTTTGGCAGTTCAGATAAATCAATGGCCGGCATCTGCCTTTCCTCCCATCTCTACAGAAAACTCCAGTTTTTCCATGGTGTTTACAATCAGGCAGTTCAGGGACAGCATGGCCCGCCCCTGCTTATCCCACGCCACATCAACGGCGCTCACGGCCACGCGCGGCTCCCAGCGGCTGATTGCTATTACGGCTGCACTCATGCACTGAAGGCGGGTTACATCATTCATCGGGCTGTCGATGAGTCCGGGAACCAGGCTGCCATAGTCCCGTCTCATGACGCGTGTTCCGACAGGTGTCATGATGATGTCCCTGATGGCGTTCTTCAGGTGTTCGTGCCCTGAAATGGTTCCCGTGCCGTGCGGATTCATGCCGGTGTAGTCAATGCTCACTGTGGACCTCCGCTTGTGTCTCCGCCGCTTCTGACTCCGCCGTGTACGTGGCTGTGCACCGTGATACCGTTGGAGGTCAGGCTTCCGCCGGTGTGCGTGATGTTGCCGGTCATCTTCCCGCCTTCGGTCAGCTCGAATGTTTTTGCCTTCAGGTGCTGCGTGCATTCCACCCTTGGCGTGTCCAGCGTGATGCTGGTTCTGGCCGTAATGGTTGCGGTTTTGATACCTTTTGCCGTCAGGTCGCCTTCCTGTGCGTTATAGCGAAATTCCGCACCGTCCGGTGCGGTGATGACCATTTCGTTTTCCAGTGCGCCCGGTGGTGGATTGTCATTACTGTACAGACTGCCCGCGCTGACGGCGGTTTCCGGATTGCCACCGGGGCAAAGGAGAAGCACCTGCTCACCCGGTGATGGCGGGATCCAGATTCTGAATTTTCCGGCCCGTCCGCTGTTCCATCTGATCCAGTTGGTGGTCAGTCCGCCACTCTGCACCCGAACCTCCCAGGTGTCGGTGTTGATTTCCGTGACCACACCAATCCGCACAATGTTTTCCAGCAATCGCATAAGCTCAATGTTCATTTCGCAGCTTTCCCCAGTCCGGCAATCACAGTTTCCGTGATTTGCTGTTTGTCTTTAGCGTTCAGGCCCAGCAGTTCGCGCACGGGGTATTTCGTGGCGTTTCCGGGCGAGACAAGGCTCACCTCACCGAACTGGTGCACTCTGGCAATGCGCGCGGCCCGCCCCTGAAAACCGACACTGACGCCGCTCGGGTCGGGGGTGATTTTCAGAAAGCGCGGTGTTCTCAGTTTTTCGAACATGGGTGAGCGACGTGATGCTCTTGCTGCGACGCGCTGCGTGTTAATTTCCAGATAGTCTTCGATATCTGCCTTGTAAAACGTCCGGATACCCCCGGCGTCGGTATCGTAGCCGGTAATTTTCCGCCCGAACCGTCCCCGGGATGTGCTCCAGTTTTTCAGGTTTCTTACCTGTCCGTCTTTCCAGATGAACTTCACGCCTTTTTGTATGCGCAGTATCCGGCGTTTTCGTTTCTCCCAGGGCTGACCGTCCGGGGATACCTGGCTTCTGATGCGTTTTGTCTGTACCTGCCGGATGGCCTTACCCACGCTCATTGCCGTGCGCTGAATTCCGGCAGCTGACAGGCCTGAAAGAATGTCCTGAAAGATGGCATCCAGTTCGTGAACGTCTCTCATGCACCGGCCTCTTCTGCGGTTTTCCAGGTCATGTCTTCAAACACCACGCGCCACGCTTCCAGTGCCCGGCTTACCGGTGGCTCACCGATATGCTCCGCGCTCACCGTGCCGTCATCGTTGCGGCGTACAATCACGCGCTCCCATACCGGGATTTCCAGAAGAATGTCAGCGCTGTCATCATCGTTGATGGCCGTCGAAAATTTGATGCTTTTGTTTTTCTCCGGATTGAGAAGAAGATCCGGCTGATTCCTGTACAGCCACGCCATGACCGGCAGCATGATGTTGTCGATGCTTTCGGTGAAGTCCATGACGAACAACACCAGATTGTAGCGGTACAGGAATGAGGGGGATTCTCCGGTGGTTTCAATGCCGCCGGATTCAATGAATACCGTGAATTTTTCCGGACTGGCTTTACACCACCGGCAATGTGCTGTTAACGCATCGCGGAATGAATTCAGTTTCAGCATGAGGTCACCGTTTTTCGTCTTGTTACTGTGACCGGCCTGATGAGATGCCGGTCATTCTGGTTTGTCCTGGTATCACCGTCAGTTTAACGAGTTGCTTTCACCTGAACCTGATGCTGACTTTCTGGCGGCGGCCTCGTCTGGTTTTTTGTTCCAGAAGTTTTTAACGGCTTTGTAGCCACCGGATAACAACCAGAGGACGCATACCGCAGTACTGAAATACAACATCACCTGTTGAAATAAATTCATACATCGCTCCTTTGCATTGTGTGTATTGGTGAAAATTGCCAGAATGCAAATTCCATAGATATTCGTTTGATGGTTAACTTCTTCCCCTCCGCATGGCGGAGGGTTTTTTTATGGCGTTACGCCGCTGCTTTGTTAACTTCCACCGTCAACGTGTCAATACGCACTTCATAGGTATCATTGCTGGATGCATCCGTCAGGATCAGCGTGTTCTCCTGACCGGTGAATTTAGCCCATGTCAGCTGTGTTTCCGGCCCTTTCACAGAATCAACATAAGGAATAACCGTGTTTTTCCCCTGTCCCGGATACACCAGTTCCAGCGTATGCCATTCGCTATTCATTACGCCAAAGCCTGCAACCTTATTCGACGTGCTGCCGCTACTGTGCATAAGATTGAGTTTTTTCTGCTCATCGGTCTGAAGGAAGAAGGCAGCCAGGAACGGATGTGTCCCCTCAGCCTGTCCCTGGAACGTCAGCCCCTGAAGAGCGCTTTCACTCAGTTGCAGATACATCGCAACAGCGATTTTCTTGTTGGCGTATTCGCCACCGATTTTGAAACGCAATGTGATGCGACCACCGTTCTTCAGCAAATCTGGCGCATTTGCCACAGCGTGACTCATCTTCAGGTCTTTTGTTGGTGAACTGTCCTGTGTGAGTTTCAGGGCATGCCATGACTGGCTGTCAGGGTCGAGAACAACTTCAGCATTCCCCTGTTCTTTATTCCAGCCCTGCGCCTGATAATCACCTTCGCTCACTGCGCCGCTGTACAGCGTGGTCAGTTCGCCTTCCGTCACTTCAGGCTCGGGGAAGTCCACAGAGATATCACCGCCAGCCAGGAACGGCGCATTGCGGCCTGTGTGCACAAGGATGGCAGACGCAATACGGTCCGGCAGGATGCCGCGACGGGCCCAGGAACTGAAATGCATGGCGCGTGTCGGGTTCGTCCAGTTTTCAGCTGTGCGTGATGCAGCACCGTAATAATTTGCTTCCGGCACATCCGGATCTTCCGTCGGGTTGTTGGTCGGTACATTTGCCCCGTTCTCGTCTTTCATCAACGGCACAAAATGAATATTCAGCTCACTGTTATTACGGTAAGTGCCGTAAACCGTTGCGTACTGCGTCGGGTAAACGGTTTTCCACCAGAAGGTGGTATCGCCGCACACCCACGGTACGCGTGCCGCATCCTCCCCCAGACACTGACCGGCATAGGCCGCAAGATCGGCACGGAACTGTTTCACCATCTCCACAAATTTTGTCGGGTGTTGCTCATACCCCGTGCTCATACAGTCGCCTTCGCCCTGCATCCAGTACACGGCCAGCAGGACGTTTTTCGGGTTTTTGTCCAGAGCCGCTTTGGTGCGGTCGATTAAATCCATGTACAGTGGATTGCCCACACCCCAGCGCGAAGACTCTGCCGTTGCACCATTCTCTTTTGAGTAGGTACCGATCTGACGCGCTTCGTCGGTAAACGCAGAGCCGCCACGACTGCACGGCACAATCAGGATCCCCGCATTAACCGGAATATAGGGCAGAAGACG